AATAAACGGTTTAAAATTACACACAAGTCTACACTATTAGTTTAGTTTTGAACTAAAACCTGTTACTTATAGGCAACATAACTGACAAAATGTAAAGTATGCTTTACATAAAGGAGATACACATGAAAATAGAATTGATAGGCGACTTGATTGACCAGCCCGACGGCAGTGCAATAGCTGAACTGGATGTGGACGAGGAAGGTAAGCAGTACCTCATGCAGTTGGGGTTCGAGCGATTGATAATGCGAGGGCTTACCCTTGCTAAAAGGGAGAAAGAAAATGGCAAGTCGGAATGATGTAACAGGTGACTTAATAAAGAGTCGGAAGAACAGCAAAGAGTTTGAGGATAACTTTGACAAAATCTTTAGAAAGAACAAAGACCCACTGTGCGATGTGTGCGGTAAGAGTTTAACTGCTACAAAAGAATGCGCGTTTACGGGATGCCCCCTTAACTGGGACGAGGCCCGATGCGATGTTATAGGACAGAACGGCCCGACGGGTGAACATTACGAGGAAGAAAAATAATGGCAGGTTTAAAAACATGGTCGTATTCGGCTGCTACTACATTCGAGAAGTGTCCGAAACAATACTTCCATCTTTACGTAGCCAAAGATATTAAGCAAGACCCTAACACAGAACACTTTCTGTATGGTAACGAAGTTCACAAAGCTGCTGAGTTGTATGTGCGAGACAATGTCCCACTACCTGAAAAGTTTTGGCAGTTTCAGCCTTCGTTAGACCGACTAAAACAAATCCCAGGGAAGAAGTATTGTGAGCACAAGGTTGGCTTAACGCGTGACCTACAACCTACAGGCTTCTTTTCCGATGATGTATGGTGGCGCGGTGCGATCGACTTACTCATCGTGAACCCTGAAACAAAGACAGCCACGGTTATCGACTATAAGACAGGTAAGTCTAGCCAGTATGCCGACACTCGTCAGCTATCTCTACTAGGTGCAGCAGTGTTTAAACACTTTCCCGAGGTAGAGGTAATCAAGTCAGGCTTAGTGTTCTTAGTCAGCAAAGAAATATTAAAAGAAGACTATAAAATGGATAACTTCGATGATATGATAGGCGAATGGGATACCCTAATCAAACGGTTAGAGACAGCTTATGATACCAACGTATTTAATGCCGCTCCTAACTTTGCGTGTAAACGGTTTTGCCCAGTACAAAGTTGCCAACATTGGGGAAAATAGATGGCTAGAGATTACCAAAGAGAAAACGAGCTGTATAAGAGTAAGCCCGACCAAATAGCTAAACGTGTTGCACGTAATAAAGCAAGGCGTGAAGCTATACGGGATGGACGTGTTAAGAAAGGTGATGGTAAAGAAATTGACCACATTATTCCACTATCCAAAGGAGGCAGTAACGACAAATCAAATACTCGTATCCGATCAAAAAGTAAGAATAGTAGCTTCAGCCGAAACGCTGATAACAGTGTGAAAAAGAACACACCTAAAAAGTAACAGACGGTCCGCAAGGCATGAGTGCGTTAACCATGTCAGTTAATAGTAAGCCGTCCTTTCGAGACTCCTCATAGGCTTACGTATTGACCGAGTCACCCACGTTACGGGTTAAATAGGCTGGCCACACATCTCTCCGTGGTCAGCCTATTTTCTTTACATTTCCAAAAAACCATGTATACTAAGTAACCCGCATCTTAAACACATGATAAGTGACTTACACATGGAAATCTATAAAGACAAAGCCTTAATAGTAAACACTCGCCGTCCTGAGTTAATCCTTGACAAGATACCTAAGAGTAAGATTGTTAAGGCCTACGATAACGGCATTACCCAAGTGATTGTTAACTGGGAACTGGACGAGGTACTAACCTTGTCATCAATGCGCATTAAGAATGCCCCATCACCCATAACAAAAGAATACAAATGGCCCGGTGTACACACGCCGTTTGACCATCAAAAGACCACCGCGCAATTCCTATCCGCTAACCCTAGGGCTTACTGCCTATCTGAGGCTGGAACAGGCAAGACCTCTGCTGTTATTTGGGCTGCCGACTACCTGATGAACAAAGGTAAGATTAAGCGTATGCTAGTGGTATGCCCCCTATCTATTATGCAAGCCGCATGGCAGTCAGACTTCTTTAAGACAGCGATGCATCGAACAGTAGCCGTAGCTTACGGCACCGCAGAGAAGCGTAAGGAGATAGTCAAGGGTACCGCAGAAGTAGTCATCATCAACTACGATGGTGTAGAGATTGTCGAGAAAGAGATTAAGGCAGGCAACTTCGACTTGATAGTAGTTGACGAAGCTAACTATGTTAAGACAGTTACAACCCGTAGATGGAAGGCACTAAACAGAGTGCTACAACCTGACACATGGTTGTGGATGATGACAGGTACGCCAGCATCTCAATCACCAGCCGATGCCTATGGCTTGGCTAAACTAGTCAACCCAGCATCCGTGCCTAAATACGCTGGCACATTCAAAGACATGGTGATGCAAAAGATAAGCCAGTTCACATGGATACCTAGGTTCAACGCACAAGACATTGTGTTTAAAACATTGCAGCCAGCGATACGATACACCAAGGCCGATTGCCTAGACTTACCTGACGTCATGTATCAAACGCGTGACATACCTCTTACAGCACAGCAAGACAAGTATTACAAAAAGCTCAAGAAAGAGTTCTTCATTGAGGCTGCTGGGGAAGACGTTACCGCAGTCAATGCTGGAGTTATGCTCACGAAGTTGTTACAGGTATCTAGTGGCGCTATATACGCTGACTCCCGTGAGATTATCGAGTTCGACATGAGTAACCGCATGACTGCGCTCAAAGAGATTATCAATGAGGCCAGTCACAAAGTTCTCATATTCTGTCCGTTTAGACATAGTATAGACAAGATTATGTCCGAGTTGAATAAGGACAAGATACCATGCGAAGCCATACATGGTGACGTCAATATGACCAAGCGGTCGCAGATATTCAAAGACTTCCAAGAGAACAAAGACCCTCAAGTATTGGTTATCCAACCGCAAGCTGCGTCACATGGCGTTACGTTACACGCTGCGAACGTGGTGGTGTTTTGGTCACCAGTGATGTCGGTGGAAACCTACATACAATGCTGCGCTAGGGTCGATCGCGCTGGTCAGCGAAACCCGATGACCGTAGTCCACCTACAGGGCTCCCCCGTTGAGAAAAAAATTTACGCCATGCTGCAGAATAAAATTGACACGCACACTAAGCTAGTCGACCTATACAGAGAAGAAGTAGAGGCTTGACAAAGTAAATAGTTGTGGTATACTACTAGTTCTAATTTGAAAAGGAGGGTGTATGGAATTAGATGAAATCAACCTTGAAAAGCTTATGCAAGCTGATATTAATATGCGTGAGAAGATGGCTGAACTTGAAAGTCAGATTAGCGATATTAAGCAGAAGCGTGACCAAATACAGTTTGCTTTACATGAAGCATGCAAGTCACTAAACGTAAGCAGTCTTAAAACAAAGATAGGCACGTTATCACGTACAGTAAAGACCAGCTACATTACCAACAACTGGCCTGCATTGTATGCGTTTATTAAAGAGAACGATGTACCTGAGTTCTTACACAAGCGCCTATCAAGTACCAATATTAAAGAGTTTCTAGATGCTAATCCTGACAAGTGTCCAGCAGGTTTATCACCGATGAATGAGTATGTTATTTCAATCCGTAAAAGCAAGGAGCAATCAGAATGAGTACAGAACTAGATATATTCCAACAAGGCGGCGCAGTAGCAGTACGTAACCGTCGTGATGATGGTTTCACCAGTAACGTTGGTGGTTCTTCTATCACATCAAAAAGCATTACCATCGTAAACAACAAGTTCCGTTTGATGGTGAATGGTAAAGAGATTAGCAAGACTGACCAAGGCTTCATTGATGTAGTCATTGTTAATGCTGCACCATCGGTTAACCGTATGTTTTATGCAGAGACGTTTGACCCTAAAGCACAGAAGCGTACACCGCCTAAATGCTGGAGTCATGACAGCCAAACACCTGACCCTCAATCACGTGAAAAGCAAGCGGACAAATGTTCTGACTGCCCACAAAACATTGCTGGTTCAGGTCCAGGCAAAACTAAGGCTTGCCGTTTCCACCGCTACATCGCAGTAGTATTGGCTGATGATTTGCATGGTGATATCTACCGCGTTAAGTTGTCTGCTACATCTGTGTTCGGTAATGGTAACAACGACCGCCGTCCGTTCCACGAGTATCGTGACTATTTAGTAGCTAATGGCGAAGGTCTAGGTTCAGTTGTATCACGCATGATTGTAGGTGAAGATACATCTAACATCGGCTTTAAAGCAGTGGCTCGTTTGTCAGATGATGAGTTTGATACCTGTCGTTCTCGTACGCAAGAAGAAGAGGCAGTACGTGCGATCACATTGTCTGTAGCTACTGATCGTGATGAAGATGGTGAAGAGTTTGCCCCTGCACCTAAAGCAGCGCCTCGCCCAGCTACACGTCAGCCAATCGTTGAAGAGCCTGTAGAAGAAGCTATCCCTGAGCCAGTTAAACGTTCAGCAGCAGAAGCTAAACCAGCTCCTACCCCACCAGCACCACCACCAGCTAAAGTAGATTCAGGTGATGTAAGCCTAGATGACTTAGTTGCTGATTGGACATAAGGAGAGCGACAGTGAGAGGTTATTCACAGATTGTAATTGAGGCTAACCAAAGTGCTGACCCCGGTTTAGGGGTTACGCTTGGTGCCTTGCTGATTACTAAAAAGTATCCTGTTAGTAAAGTTGCTGTTGAGCTTGAAGTTTCTCGGCAGACGGTCTATGATTGGATTTCCGGCAAAGCAAAACCACTCCGGTCAAAGACAGTAGCTATAACAAATCTAATAGATAAGTTATCAGCAGAATAAAGTTTTGGGGGCGCACACTGAGGCTGTCGCGCTTAAACGAACATCTTGTTTGTCGCCCCACCCCTAAACGTTGTGAGAGATACAATGCAAACATCAGAATTTTTACGGCACATATGGCCGGCCGAAGGCGTCTATTGCGTAGTTGGAAAAGACCAACAAAACAATATATCTCCCAAGTTTGTAAACACTATTGAAGAAGCGACCGCAGCTTCAGAGAAACTATTAGCAGATAAATACGATGTGTATTTTGCCTGCTCTACATACAAGTACCCTACAGAGCGCACCAAGAATAATGCCAAAGAAGAGAAGGCTCTGTGGTTAGATATTGATTGTGGCTTTGATGAGAAGAAGAACCAGTTCAAAGACTACAAGACCAAAGACGCAGCACTAGTCGCCTTACGCGCATTCACCGATGCTACCCAGCTTCCTGAACCGACCATTGTAGACTCAGGCCGTGGCATCCATTGCTATTGGACATTCGCTGTGCCTGTAGCTAGAGAGGTGTGGCATCCAATTGCAGAGGGCCTCAAGTTTCTATGCATCAAGCATGGCCTACATGCCGATGGTGCTTGTACTGCTGACGCTGCCCGTATACTCCGTGTGCCTAACACGAAGAACTATAAAGATGTGAAAAACCCTTTACCTGTAGTTGTACTGGTGACAGGGGAGCATACCTCGTTTGATGAGCTAGCAAGACTTATCCCTATACACGTAGGTTCCAATAGTTCTAAACCTAAGCACGAAGTTAACAACAATAAGAAGTTTGAAAAGGTAGCGCAGTTCAAGAAGATAATGAACCGCACAATAAACGGTGATGGCTGCGCACAACTACAGCACATCGTTATGAAGCAGAAAGAGATATCCGAACCACTATGGCGGTCAGCGCTATCCATCGCTGCGTTCTGTGAAGACCGCGACATCGCGATACACAAGATATCTATGCAGCACCCCGAATACACACACGCAAAGATAGAAGCTAAAGTAGCTGGGATCCCTAAGCCCCACACCTGCGACCAGTTCGAGTCACTACGCCCTGAGGGTTGTAAGAACTGCAAGTATAAAGGTACCATTACTACGCCTATCTCACTTGGTATGATAGTCCCCAAAGCCCGTGGCGCTGACAACGTGATACAGGCAAAGAGCGAAGCATTGGGTGAGTTGATGACCTATCAAATCCCTGAGTACCCATACCCGTACTTCCGTGGTAAAGCTGGCGGTATCTATCTAGCCTATGAGGACGATGACGATGATGGTAAGAAAATATACGAGTATGACTTCTACTTAGTCGATCGATTGAACGACCCAGCTATTGGTGACTGCGCATGGTTCAAACTGCACTTACCTAACGATGGTGTGCGTGAGTTTATTGCACCTGTGTCTAGCCTAATGAGTACAGAGAAGGCTAGGGAGATTGTCAACAACATCGGTATATTCGAACGTGGCAAACCTTTAGATGCAATCATCGAGTACATGAGAACGGCACTGAACGACCGTCAACGTAGTAAGGGTGCTTCGCACATGCACAAACAATTTGGTTGGAACGATGCTAAGAACAAAATCATTATCGGCAATCGTGAGATTACTGCGTTCGGTGTCACCTATGTACCTGTGTCAGAAGAACTGAACCAAGTTACCCCGACACTTGTTAAGAAGGGTTCTTACGAAGAATGGAAGAGTGCTATATCGTTCTATGAACGTCCAGGACTTGAACTTCGTGCATTTGGTTTCTTCTGTGGCTTCGGCTCACTACTGATGCCGTTGTTTGACTCTAAAGAGAAGTCTGCCGTAATCAACATGTACAACCCTGAAGCAGGACAAGGTAAGACCTCTATCTTGCAGATGATGACCAGCATATACGGCAACCCTGATATTGATGCCAAGCTAATTAACGTTTGGGGCGATACCGAGAACTCAATCATTAACCGCTTAGGCTATATGAAGAACCTAGGTGCTGGTGTGGATGAGATGACAGATGTAACACCCGAAGCCCTACACACCTTCTTGAAATTTATTGCGTCAGGCCGTGGTAAAAACCGTATGGGTAACGGAGTTAACAGAGAGCGTAACAACGACACTGTGTTTAACTTAATCTGCGTAGTCTCTAGCAACACGGACTTCAGAACGGTTATGTTTGCCAAGAAAGCAAAGGCCAGTGGTGAGATGGCTAGGTTTATTCAGCTACGCATTGAGATGGATGATGTGCTATCTAAGAGTGAGGTAGATGATATCCTAAGCAAGATATTTGACAACTATGGTCACGCCTGTGAGATATATGCACAATACCTAATACAAAACCTAGACAAGGTTAAAAAAGAATTGAAGGAAATGCAGGTTAAGATTGATAAGCTGATGAACTTCAAAGGCCCTGATCGTAAGTTCTCTACCAACTTAGCTGCTGTATTCCTAGGTGCTATCATCGCTAAGCGTTTAGGCATACATAACATACCTATTGAACCTGTATTCAAGGCTATAGCCAAAGAGTTTAAAACGTTTAAAGAGGTTATCAAAGAGAACAACTTTGATGCTGTGGAGACGCTTGGTAACTTCTTGGATGAGAACCTAGCACGTAATACGCTTGTCGTAAACAATAAGATTGATGCACGTACAGGGTTTGGCGATGCGCCTATTATCAAGCCTCAAAATGACTTGCGAGTTAGGTATGAGCCTGATGTTAAAACGCTATATATCCCTTGCAGTATTATCAAGACTTATCTACACTCCGTGCAAGTTGAGTACAACGACTTTGTTAAGGGGTTGAAAGACAGCAACTTACTACTAAGCAAGAGTGGGGAGAGTAAAGCGATGCATAAGGGTCTAGAGATGAGCGGTCCAGCAGTGCGATGCCTGTGGATTGACAGCACTAGTTTTGATGTGAACGTACAATTGGATTTGCCAACAAGTGTTAACTAACGGAACCGATTATCAAATAGTGTGGCCTGATTTCCAACCGGGCTGCTCTATTTTTATCCCTGCGGTAGATACGAAGTCCGCCATTGATGCCATCAAACGCGAGGCTAAGCGCTTAGAGTTTGAGTATATCCACAAAATTGTTGTGGAAGAAGGCATCAAGGGCGTTCGTGTTTGGCGCTTATAGCGGTTATCTAAACGGGTTGCCTTTATCTAATCCGCTTAGGTCACGTTTGTATTGAATGTCAAACAGGATTATCTGTTCTTTTTCACGTAACCTTTTAATAGCCGCTTCTTTTTGTTCTTTAGTCATATCACCTGGCGGTTTCTCAAGTAACTTACGTTCATCAGCTCGTATCTGTGCTAGCTGTTTAATGGCAACATCAACAACTGGTTTTTTCTTAACCTTATCTATTGTTTCTTCATAGACTCTATCGTACTCTTCTTTTGAGCCGTACCGTTGAACGTCTTTATAGGTTGCATAAGCTTCGTCAACAATATCACGTAGTTCGTACAAGTCGTTTTTAGCACGGGTGCCAAACTCACGCTTGATAAACTTAGGCGCAAAGGACGCTAACTTATCGCGTGTTGATGGTTCAGGCGCCTCACTGTCTTTCATTAAAGCGTTTGTCAAGAATATGAATGCTCTACCAACAGACGCACCTAAGTTGTTAATCCAGTAATCAGCCATAACGGGTGATACTAAACCTGTGCTGCCAAGCATTTTAGAAAACTCTGATGTCGTGCTTGTCATTTCACGTTCAGTTGCACGGCCTTCTATACCACCACCTACAATAGGTCGTCCTGTAGTTATGCTCTTATTCATCATTGTCTCTAGAGCTACTTTAGGTAGTTGTGGTATTGGGGTAGGACCCAACGCTGCACTGGCCATATAAGCCTTAAATGCTTTTTTGAACTTAGTCCAATCCTCACCACCCTCTTTACGAGCGAGGTTATAGATATGCTCAGGAAGCATCTTAGCTATTAGCATGAATGGGTCAGCACGTACAGGCAACCAAACACCTAATTTTTCTGTTAGCCTCGGTATAAACTGCCTTAAATCACGAGTCGTTTGATCAGTCTCTTGGTATTCGTCGTCATCACTTACATCCATAAACAGTAGGAATGAGAACAAACCATACCCAGCCAATGCATTGACTAGGCGTACATATGATTGTTTCTTCTGCGTTGGAGTAATACCTTTACCTGTTAATACTTTTGAACTTACATTAACGTACTGCAAGTATGCGCCTGTAAAGTTCACTGATTGACGTAGTGTGTTTACACGTGATGAATACCCCGCACGTCGGAAGTTGATAACCTCAAAGGCTTTACGTATGGCAGTTGCTTTATCACCTGACTCAGCCATTTCTTGTTCGTAAACCGCTTGTCTTATTGCATTGTCCGAAGCAGTGGTAATCCAACGTAATGGTTTCAATAGCGTCTCGGCTATTTTTTCAGCGGTATTCATGTCTCTAGCTTCGTATTTAGCTTCTTCTGCTAAACGTTTTGACACTGATGCAAAGTCTGTTTCGCCTACAGCACCATAACCACGGAGCGCTTTATGTGTCTTACTCCAGTTAGGTATTGTCAATACGAATTCTTTTACAGCTCGAATTGGCAACATATAAAAATGCTTAGTACCGCTTGTAAACATTGCGGTGAGGCCGTCCATCATAACCTGTCCTGCTGAGAATATCGGATCTAAAATAATCTCAGCCCTAAATACCTTGTTGACGCCTGTTACTAAAGGCGTGTTAACCCACGGTGCATAGGCTGCTCTTGCGCCAGTAAAGTAGTGGACAAACATAGGGTCTTCTACACGGTAGCGCTTTTCAACACCATTTTCCCATACCGCTACTAGATTACCAGCAGGGACTTTTGCTGTAGGTGGCAACGGTTTTGGTGATATAGAACCAACCATATTTTGTTGCATAGCCTTGACAGCGTACTGACCTTGGCTATTGTTGATGCCTCTGGCAATGGAATAGGTAATCCAACGGTTCATGTTATCGAACACATTGTTAACTGGGTTATAAGAACCTTTAATATGCTTTTGACGGGCACGATCTAACAAACCGCGAGTATTCTCTTTAGGGCCTTGATTAGCCTCTAACTGTGCTTCACGATAAAACGGTACGTAATCAAAGGTATCCGCTAATTCCGCTGCCTGTTCTTGAGAGTACAAACCTGTGTTTACTAAATGATTTATAACTTCTAGGCGTACAACATTCCATTGCTCAACCACCTGACCTAACTCAGGAATCTCTTTACGTATATCTAGCCCAGCTTTAATCTCTGCAGGGGTCATGTTGACCAATACAATTTTATCTAGCAGCCTATCTGCTTCCTTACGTTTGCCAGCTAATTCAAGAGCTAAAGCTTTTTTCTTAAGTCGGTTGTTGCTGTTTATAAGACCTCGAGAACGATTAGCAACAAAGTATGTATGCGCTGCCAACTCCATCTCATCCATAGACATACCATACTTCTTAGCTAAATCGCTAATAGTCTGCAGCATGCTACCCCAACTACCGTTAGGGTTCTCAGTCACCTCAAACATATTGGCTACTTTGTTGTAACCAATCTTGCCCATCTCAAGGAACATTGTTGCTACGTTTTGAGAGTGGGTAGCTTGGGATGTCATCAAGCCTTCAAGGATTTCTTTTATCTGACTCCATGGCATTCCTGCCTTCTCAAGCGCTGTTCGCATTTGGTTGTTTAAACCATTGTCAGATGACAATACTGCTGAGCTTAAGTTATCAATAGCGTGATTGAGGTCAGCGTCCATAACGGACTTGAATAAGCTTTTACCTGTTTTATTGCTAGGTTTCTTAATGCCTGATTTTTTCTGTAACGTTTCTACCGCTTGTTTTTTAGCCTTGCTAGCTATGGTGTTACCGTAAGATCTATACTTCTCATATATTTTACTGCGACCATACTGTTCTTCCGTAGTAGATGTACGAACAGTCCTATTTTGTCTTACAACTGCGGCTGTATTAGCCATAACAGCGCTAAGTGCGTCATTGCTACCTTGTGGTAAATGTAAGATTCTACGAACAGCGTCAGTAAATAACGACCATATGTTTTTAAATCCTCTACCTTTAACTCCAGGAGCAGTAGCTAACTCCGCTGGAAGTTTTAAACCCATTAAAAGCTGTTGGAAACGTGGATCTACTTGTGCTTCAGCAATCATTTCTAATGGATTAGTAGCGCCATAATATTTTTTAGATGTAAATACCTCAGGATGGTAAACCGATAGATAGTCATATATATCAAACAGATTTTTAGCTGCAATACCTTCTGCTGTTTTTAAGTATTTTTCTGCATCTTTGTAACCTTTAGATTCTCGTATAGACCTTGCAGTTTTTAAGTCACCTTCTTGTTCTAATTCATAGGCGCGTTGACCCATCTCATTAAATATGGTTATATTAGCCATACCTTTGGACATGGCATTAACTGTGGCACTATGCATTACTTCATGTAAGAATACATTTACCGCCTCCATATAGGAGCTACCGCCTAATGTTTGTAAAAATTCCCCTGCATCAATACGAACAGTATCTGTTTCGGCACTGTAGTCGCCAGCAATTCCCTCTTTTAGATTTTTGCTGAATATTACCCCATTAGGGATTACTTTAGCTTTTATTAGCTCGCGAGCTAAATCTTTATAGTATTTAAACAGTTGTCGGCCACCCAGCTGATACGCTTTACCCGGCTCTCCCTCCTGCAAAATCTGCGTTTGTTTTGCCGTAAGGGGTAATTTGGCTATGGCTTCTAATGCGGCTTTAACGTCACCTTTAAATAAAGCTTCAAAGAAAGCAGCTTGCTCACGAGTTATGGAATTGTCGGCTATAAGTGCATCAATTAGCCCCTCATAATCTTCGTCTTCAAATAATTCTGCTCGTTTACGATCTCGTTTAAATTCTTCAACAGTAATAGTTTGATCTAACTCAATACTTTTAATCGCGTCTTCGTATTCTTCAATCTGCGCTTTTATTTCGGCTTCTCGAACAGCAAGCAGTCTATACTCTTCTTCAAAATAAACTTTAGCGTCTGAATCTATATTTTTATAGCGGAGATAGCTTAACTCATTATGCGTATCAAGCATTTGGTTACGCGTTTTTTCTAGACTCTCTTGTGCTGTAAGTAGTTTAGGGAGAACTTCAGCCATGCGAGCATCAAGTTCTTCAATACTAAAGCCATACTCTTCGTTTACCGTCCTCAATGAACGGTACATAGCTTCCGTTTCAGGCTCGCCTTCAGTTGCCGCTAAGTCTTCACTAAGTTCACGAAGTTCACCAGGTTGAGTCTGTCCCTTAGCCTGACGTTCTTGCACAATCTGAGCTATGGTGTTACGGGCTTGAGCAATGGTGTCTTCGTCAACGTCGTAAGCAAGTAAGTCCTCTATGAGAGGATCAGTAGGGTCTAATGACCGTAGTTCATTTGATAAACTTCGTGCTTGTTTGGTTGGGTCTTCAGCTACGGCTTCTTCTTGGCTCCTACCTAAAATAGCTGTAGCATCGACTTCACTAGGGTTATCAGGTAAACGTGATGCTTCTTTTCTTTTATCTAAAGCTTGCTGACGCAACTGTTTAATTTGTTCTTGCATTGCAAGAAGTTGTTCATTTGTCGCTTCAAATTCAGGATCAGCGGATTGTCTGCTTAAATTCTGAGCCTGCTCTTCTAGAGCTCTAGATTCCTGATGTAATGCTAAATATTTATTAGGGGTTTCTTCAGGTGCTACTAGTTCAAACCCTGTGTCTGTTTTGCGGTATGTCTGCGCTCCAACAACGGTAGTGTCACCAACTTTTAATGACTCTAGTGGAGCTCCGCCTTGCTCTGTTCCTCCAGCAGGTTGTCCAACATTAGCTCCAGAAACATCCACTGCTCCTCTGTCAGTTTCGACAGCTCCTTCGGCAGGTATTTCGAGTCGCTGTTCATCAGGTGTTGAAACGCCAGCTCTATCTGCTGCTGGTTCAATTGGAGTGGATTTGACAGGTTCATTTTGTACCTCCGGTTCAATTGGTGGTAACGCAGCTAATAACTCGTTAACTTTGTCTTCTTTGACTTTATCTTGATTAGCTATGATTGTTTGTTCAAATAACGTACGACCTTCAGGCGTAGTTATGTCTAGGCCATCTAGCGCTTTGTAAGCGTTCGTGTTAGTTCGTAAACCTAGTGAATTTATTGTAGCTCTGTCTAACTTAGTTACTGGAGTTGTAGCTTCTTCGGCTACGATTGGAGCAGGTTGAGCTACAGCCGCCTCTGCTGCTTCTGGAAGTTCTTGATCTCTTAAGGCTGCTGCCTTACCACGGATTTGTTCTTTAATGCGTTTTATATACGCATCACGAGTCTCTTGCATTTGCTCGTCTGTTAGACCTGCTGTGCCAGGAAGCGCTATATCTTGTTCAGCAGCGGCTAAGGCACGGGCGGCTTTATTATCACGTGCTTGACTTACTGCACCGACTGTAGCGCCTAGCCCTGCTCCAGCTAAGCCCTCTAATGCGCCTTGACCTACCACACCACGCATCGTAGGTACGTCAAAACCTTCACGTTGTAACGCTAAGTTCTGTGCTAACTGTTCTTGACTACCTTGTAAGACTTCAGGAATGGATTCTTTTGCAGCGCCTAGACCTGCTTCTTTTAGTACGCTCTTACTTCCTGCACCACTGATAATCTTTTTAACCGCGCCTGGAACAAGTGCACTCTCGATACCTACTGTACCAGCAACACCGCCTAAAGCAGCCCCTGCTAATATTTGGTCTAGGTTCTCACCACCATATGCTTGTGCTAGTTGTGCACGTGCTTCAACCTGTTTCTCAGGCATTTCAGTTTTAGATAGCTCTTCTTTTACGCTATCATAAATAGCACCTTTAGTAACACCTGCACCTGTGGTAGCGCCAAGTCCTACTTGAGTTGCGCTAACACCCAGGGTCCCTAATTTTAACGCGCCAGCGCCAAGACCACCTAAAATAGTTGGTGCCGCTGTACCAAGAGCGCTAGATAGTAAATCAACAGGCGCAACTTTAAACGCTTCAAACGCTGCACGAAGGTTAGGGCCTAAACCTTTATCCTCAGCTTCTTTCATAATCTCAGCTACTCTTTTAGAGTCAGCTTTTGATTGAGCACTATATAGGTCAGCGATGTAGTTTTCTACGGAACGTAGATTTTTAGATACAGGATTGTTTGCACCGAAAGCATCCGCAATCATACGAACACCTGCAACAGCACCTTCTGAAACTTTTAATGGGATATCAGCAGTTTCACGAAGTAAACTACTTTTAGCAGGGGGTACTAAGCCTAATTCACTTGCAGTGTATTCTCTAGCTTCGGTTGGCTTAGTATCTAGTAGGCCTAACTCTTCAGCTGAATACTCTTTCTGAGCAGGCTTTATACCTAGCTCTGCTGGAGTATATTCACGTGTCATATTAACCTACTCTTTTGTATTTACCGTTTGGAAGTAATTCGTACTTACCTTTCATTTTACCATCAGGTATAGTGACTAGTTTGCCTGTCACTGTAGATTGTGCTGGTGTTGCCATTGTAGCAGAATTTTCTGCTGGTGCCTCTGCATCTGTTGGTTTGGCACTCAATATTTCTTTAGGGTTTATACCTGCTTCCGCTGCCATAGATACTAGATTATTGTCTGTATAGGTTTTTAACTCGGCATTATATGCTTCAGTAGCATTTGCGTATGTCCCTGCAGCAGCTAAATCATCAAACTTAGGATCTTGAGTACCTAAAGGGTACAATTTACTCATCTGTGTTATAGCATTATCAGCGGCTTTATTGAATAAGTCTGATCTAGCTTTAGCGCGAGCGCGGGCATTATCACCAGATTCACGTACACCGGCAACATCCATGTTAGTTTTGTATGTAGCGGCGGCGTCAAAGCCTTTGGCAAGAATACCGTTTTTAGCGTCCACATTTTTGTACTTAACATCTCTAGCTTCTTTCATTAAACCTTCATAACGTGCACGTTCAGAAGTATACAATGCTTGGTCACCAGCCATTTCAGCTTGACGCATTGCTTGGTCTGACCTACCAATCTCAAAGCCTAGATTCCTGATGTCTTTGGCATTTGCACGGTATTCTTTTTGACCTTCTCGTTTAGTGGTCGTATAGCCTTTTATACCTGCTTCAGCACCTGGACCAAAGAATTGTGAGGTGTTACCTAAGAAGCCAGCAGCTGCGTTTAATAATGCATCGGCCTCATTAGAAGCTTTAAACTTCTCATTCTCGGCTTTATCTTCCTCTAAGGCTTTTCTTTGATCTTCAAATATATTTTTAATACCGTATTTAGTACGTGCTGCCTCTTGTTGCTTGTATATATCATCTGGTGATCGATATGGATTTTCTTTCAGCATTTTTTGTATTTCAGCATCGTCATATATACCTAAATCAGCAGGGTTATAATACTTCCCTACTGGGCTATCCAAGTACGCAGGACGTCTTACAGCCCCTTGAGATGCATAACTAGGAACATCACCACCATCATCAAATGCTATGATGCCACCACCGGCATAGCCACCCTCGAACATGCCGCTATCCATTGGTAGTCCTACAATACCACCGTCAGCCATCTGTGCAACTGGAGCTTCTGCTTGAGCCAATTGTTGTGGAGCAACGGCAGGACCTTGTTGAGGCATGCCTTGTGGTAATTGTGCTAAACCTTGAGGTTGCGCTAATTTATCGATGACAGACTGGGTAGGTGCTTGAGGCGCTGTTTGAGCTTTGGCCTTTTGGTCCATAACGGCAGCTGCGGCTAGTTTAGCTACAGGGTCACCCGTAAGCATGAAATGCCTGATATAGTTCTCTGGAGCTAGACTAAGCGCCTTATGGTATTCTTCATACTGCTGATTGAAGTCAGGGTTAGTAGTTGGTCTAAAGTTTTGATCTGCTATTGCCATATTATATCCTTAAGCTAACTTAGATAGACCAGCTAAACCTAAGCCTACACCAGCAATCTGTGAACCGATATTAGGAGGCGCTTGGTATGTTGATTGCGTAGATGCCAATTGTACAGGAAGACCGCGCAAGATGTTACTGTAGAAGCCCAATTGTTCTTGTGGGTAATCACGTTGACGTAAGAAGTCTTGGTATGCAGTATCAAGTTGTGTTTGTTGTAATGCTTGTTGTTGTGCTGCTGATCTGTTTTGTGCGTCTAAACGAGCTAAGTCAGTTGTTTGTTGTTGAGCACCTAATGCACCCAAGCCTGTCGCTGATTGTTGTGCACCTTGTAGACCTGTACCAAACAACTGCTGACCTAAACCAGCTGCGTATTGTTGAGCCTGTTGGTTTTGTTGGTTTGCAGAAAGACCAGCTTGTTGGTTAGCTAATGACGCTTGCATTTGACGGGCTTGGTCGGCTTGAAACTGCTGTTGGGCGTTAGTATATGCGTCAGCTGAACCTTTGTACTGTATATCGCCCAACTGTTGATTTAAGCCGCGATTTTGTTCAGCTTGCAATAATGCGTTTCTAGCACCACCAAATGTACCTCGACCAATTGCACCACTCATTAATGCGTTTTTATCTAATGCTCCTTTTTGTTGAGCTTCACGCAGTGCAGTATTAGTTACATTTTGTTGAAACGGATTAGAGTAGTAATCAGCAGCACCTTGGCCGAATGCTTGTGTTCCTACATTCTGTGGGTTGTATGCGCCGGGACGGTAGTTAAGTGCCTGACCTAAACCCATAGCAGCCGCGCCCATACCTAAACCGCCAGTAGCCTGTAAGCCACTAGTGGCCTGACCAAACTGGCCTGGTGTTTGCATACCTGCATATTCTTGTTGAATGCCTTGCTGTTCAGGAGTAAACCCAGCTACACGAGCGCCACCATATGGTTGGTAGTTTTGGTATGATTGGGCTTGTGTTCGGTTTAGTAAGTTCTCAAAGTACGGACGTGCGTATTCAGGTAGGTTAGTCTGCGTAACTGTTTGACTTGTAGGTGCAGGAGAGCCGCCACCCTTACCGTATAGCTTTACGCTTTTACCTACTTTTTGAAATGCCTCTTCAGGCAACATTTCTAGATGGTTGTATCTCATTCTTAATTCTCCACTGGCAATTCATAAAACATGAACCGCGATTTAAACCCGTCATTTTGAAAGACTTTACCCCAGCCTTCTCGACCGTAGGACTCTATTACACTGCAATCATTATCTTTTGCGAACCGTTGAAGCACTTTCAACATATCCGGTTTCCACTTAACTAGCTCAACCCCACCTGTAAAATGCATAACTAACGCTTTCATTTGTGGGTATACTAGTATTTCGGTAACTACTGCGCCTAATATAGTGTCGTCTTCTTCAAACGCTATCCACAACTGCTGGGGTTTTGTTTCTATCCCTACTTTAATATCTTCTACTGTAAACCTACCGTACGTATATCTAGCGGCACCATCTAAATACGCTTCAATCTGCGGCCAAACAACACCTAAATAGTTTAGCGGTACATGCGATATCTGCATTACGCCATTAAGTACTTGTTAGGATTAATTTGTTTACCTTGTTTCTTAGTGCCAGTGCGTTCTTTACGTACTTTATCCATCATTGCATAAAACTTCTTAGCACCACCGCTACGTTTAACTTGCTCTGGTGGTATGTAAGCTTCACCGTCTGCAACGCGGGCTGGTTGTTTGCCGTTAATAGTAGTTCTAATTGAGTCTGACATGCCGTCACCAGCGCCTTTTATAGGTTGTGCACCGTGGCGTTTTTGTAGTGCGGTTAAACCTGCATTAGTACTACCATTGCCTAAGTGACTAACTACGTCCGCTGGAACGACAAAGCCACCATCTTTAAGTCCACCGCCAGCCGCTCTAGCTACTGGTTGTTGTGGGTTAACATTAGTAAACTGCGCTTGTTCTACAGTGCCCGGCATTGTACCGGTTCTGATTGACGCCGCTGGGTCGTAAGTTCGTTGAGCAGCGTTGATGTAATCTTGCATAGTTAGCCCTGGGGTAGTAGCTTGACCTGCTAGTTTGCCCATCGTCCCCATTATGCCACCTTTACCACCCATGCCACCCTGCGTATCGCCAGTAGTTCTACCCATAGGGTCAGTAATTGCATTACCTAATAATGAGCTAAGACCGTTAGGTGTACTTGCTTCTGTTCCACCAGCATTTGGAATTGCAGCCACTTGAGATAAATCGGTTGGGGCAATACCATAAGATGCCACGCCACCCATTGTTGGTACGTATCCACCTACATCAAACGCAATAGCACCACCACCCGCAAACCCCATTTTAGCCTGTTCCATTGCATTTGCAGAAGCTAGGTTATTTAGTCGACCTAAGCCGTAACCTTCGTTTAGTGTGTTTTGTGCAGCTGTACCGTCTGGGCTACTATATAAATTTGCAACCCCGCCAGTAGTCATCCCACCTTGAGCATAGCCTGGCGCTTTGTTGAAACCTGGGTATGGGTTAGCATCATTAAAATAAGAAAGTTCTGGAGAGCCTGCTGCCTGATTAGCTAATAGTTCTTGTTCTGTAAACGTTCTTGGGCCACGGTCTTGTGCAGTATAAGGGCCCTCATATTTCATTTGGTAGCTAGTATCTTCTGGCGCTTTATACGCAGGGGGTTGAATAGCCATCAATGGAGAGGCTACAGTTAAGGCATCCATCATAGCTGAATTTTTTACAAGGTTACCTGTGGCATCAGTATAGCCAGCCTTAAGAAAATCAGAGTACTCACCAATACCACCCGGTTGCATTACCTTACTCACACCCGATCCGATATTGCCCATAAAGCTTGGTTTTGCTGCTTCTGCTACGGTACTAGCTCCAGGAAATACGTTAGCGCCTGCACCACCCATTAAATTACCTGCCGCGGCGTTTGCTCCGGTCATTGAATTTTGACCTACAGTACTAACTGCGTTTTGTATTCCTGACTGCATACCGCCCAAAGTTTCAGCGGAGTAAGGTTTTACAAACTGAGAAACATCCGCGCCATCGGCTATTGTATTTACATTTTCAATAAGGGGGGTTTCTGCAACATTCTCACCAAAAGCACTTAAGTTACTTCCTAAATTAGCGCCACCATAACCACCTAGACCAGCCATTAAGCCTTTACTTAAGTTACCTCCGGATAATGCAAAGCCGCCAAGACCTGTAGCTATACCCGCCTGCAATGCGCTAAGCCCTGGACCACCAAAAGCAAGACCTGCTGGACCTAAAAATGCGCCTATAGCAATAGGTGCAACCGCACCTAGAATGTCACCGAACCAACCTGCTTCTGGTAAACCTGTTTCAGGATTAATAGTTAGTGAGCCACCATGCTGCATGGCAATAGCTTGAAGACCCGCCACTTCCCGTGGCTGCATGTGCACAAGCATTGACTCGCCATTACGTCCTAGGCTTGCTACCCCTTGTGCTAATTGATGTCCTGACATACTATATCCTTAAGTAACTATCTTTAAAGTGCCGGCATCGTTCCAAACACTTCCGACGGGCAAACCTGTTGCGCTGGTGGGCAAATTATTTAGTGTAATACTATCAACAACAATGGGGTTTGTCGAGCCTAATTGCCTAAAATACGAGTTTAATGAACGCACTAGCTGGTCAAAATACTGTGGGGAGTATTCAGTTGGTGGTAATGGAAAGTTAGGTGGAGCAAATGATTTTAATGCCATTATTATCCCCTTGTTCCATCTGGGCGTGCATCAACTCTAGGCATACCCAACTGCCACTGCGTACCAACGCCACTAGACTCAATCCTAAAGTTCATCTGACGACCACGAGCTCTAATAAAGACTTGGTTTGTATATTGGTTAACCGTAGCGGTGGTGGTGATAACCGGCCTATCAGTTGCTACACCCGATGCGTTTATGTCTGAACTTGCAGCTCCAGGGAAGTTCCGTACCCCAACAGTAACAGTGGCTTCAGGGGTTATAGGTGCGCCTGTTACTGGGTTAGTAGTTTCTGAGCTAGTGAAGTTAATATCTGGAATAACCCGACGAACTAACATAAACTTATCACCATCTTCAATATCAACATCAGCCGATTGAATAAACGAGTCCATGCCTACAGGGGGTGCACCTAGCGGTTGCCCGTCGTTATTACCTGATTCATGAGTGTAAACCCAGCCATCATGTGCGGCAAGGGGGAAATTAAACACACCAGCATCAACCCAAGCGGTTCGATTAATATTGCCATAGTACCAAATGTTGTCTGCATAGTTATATATAACGTACCTGTCAATTTCGACTGCGTTAGCCGTGCAGTAAAACCATATAATCTCATTAAACTGATTATTAGTACCCGCAAAGAATATCTGCCCTTGCTGGCGGTTAATGTTCTCAAATACAAATTGCCTTATAGTGCAAGGTAGCGTATCAACCCGTCCGTTATAGGTATAGAACTTATCGTTGCCCATCCAATAAATAACGTTGTTAGCCGAAGCAATAGCATTGCCACCTATAATTGATATGCCATTAGCAACTTCTTGAACGCCAAATACCTCTGCAGTGCCTAAGAATTGCATTGAGGACAAGGAAATATCAGTCCAAATTAACGTTTCTTGTTTAGCGTGGAATGCAGTAATAATACTTGTCCCAGATTGCAAGTACAAAAATCCAGCCGTATTAGTTAACTCTGGTTTCCAATTTGTTGGGTCTGGTCCAGTATCCGGAGATACATTAGCCCATCGAATTAATAACTGGTTAAGAGCGCCTAAGTAATCAGGTGGGGAAGCGGCAGCGTTATACTCGGTACAGCTAAGCGCAATTAAATGCCCTGATGGTGCAAATATTAGGGTACCTACTTGTTGCGGTACCGCAACTGCTCCGCCTAGTGACGACATTAAAACTGCACGGGTATTAAAGTTAGAGTCGTACGCCCAGTAGTATACGTCTCCATTGGATACGCTAATTATCAAATCGTCGTTAAAGTTGTCCGCAGAATATAGTCGGGCATCGTTAAATACAGGTACTGTTGAGCTTGACCCCCAAGTGCCGCGACCCCAAGTTCCCGTACCCCAACCATAACCAGCTGTGACCATTGAGTAACCAATATTGATTTGGAACGCTGCTGTTATGGCAGTGCCGCCACCCGCTGCTACTGTTGACGTTGCTGCAGTGGCTACCGTAATTTCAAAAGTATTTGTTGTAACATTGCTAATCTTAAACTCTAGGTTTAATTCTGCGGCTAGCACTCCACCCACATCAGCTGCGCCACTAAACGTAACATACGCGCCTTCGTCAGCGCCGTGACCCGCAAGTGTAACTAATATTGTAGTAGAGCCGTTAGTTGTACCAAAGCAATTGTCAGTTGATGGAGTTGTAGAGGTTGTGAAGGTCTCACGGATCGGGGTAATATCATATAGCGTAGTACCTAGCGTTACGTATATTTTTTCATTTGTGCCTATACATAATATTGAAGCGCCTGTAGTTAAACCCCAAGGAAATAATAGCCGTGCTTCGCCAGCATATTGTTGGAACGTCTGCACTAACCATCCGCCAATCTTTTCAGGGTAGCCTGAACGAAAGCGAACCTTATCCATATCCGCCCAACCACCCTCAGAGGCGTAGTTAGTCTGGTCTTTGTTAATCCCTGGTTTAAATACAAGTTTGGATAATGGCATGTTATTCTTTCCTAAACAGTGCTGCTTCGTCTTTGCGGCGTATATCTAGTCCTTTCAAGACCTTACCACCGGCTTTATTATACTTGAGAAGACTTTGCATAGCCATAACTTTATCCCCGCGCAAAAGCGCTTGACGGAGGGTTGACCGCTGAAGTACACCAAGACCAAGGTTAAAGCTAAAACTAACCAAAGCATCAAATTCATTCTGTGAAAGTCGTATAGGTAGATAACGGGCAACCCCTCGTTCAAATCGTACGACATCCTTAGCCAGTATTGAGTCAACTTCTTCTTCGCTCCATCTACGGTTATCTTGTGGTTTTAGTGGGTACGCTTTACGAGTAGCCATACCTTCTGGAGTAGATGGTATCTTAGCTTGCTCCGGGTACATCACATGCCCAACACCAATTGTCCAAAGCTTAGCAGGGCATTGATACGGTTTGTACCTAACGCCCTCGTGGTGCTTAAGCATTTTAATCAGTTCTTTACTTGCCTTCACGATGCTTTTCCCATTGACGAGAACCAAAGTAGAAGCCAATTATGCTACTTACAATTGCCATTTCATCATCAGAAAAGACTAAGCTCATTGCCGTCGTAAACTCAACACCAGTATATATTGCCCAGCCTAAGCCAACAAGGTCTACTAATACAAGCAAGCCAACAAAAGTAAACGCTATTATAGGACGTACTTTTGCGTTTAGGTCTACGGTAGCTTGAGAAGCCTTGTCCATGATTTTCATGTCATGCGCATATAACGCTTCTCGTTCTTGCGCGTAAGTCTGCACTTCAATTTCCTCTAGCTTAATCGCTTCTATCTTTTCTTGTGAGGCAAAGCCGGCAGCGGCCATAGCGGCCTCCCGTTCTGTTTGCAAACGAGCCATAGCCATTTCGTGTTTTTGGTCTCCCTTTTGTTGGAAGAAGCCTAAGATGCTAGGTAGGGCAGAAGACCCAATACCTAATAAACCTGAGATAATAGATAACATAATTAATTTCCTAGTGGGTTAGAAGTGGCACGTTTAAGTGCTTTAAGTTGTGATTCAATGCCTTCTCTGGTTGCTTTCATTTCCTCACGCACACCCAACAAAGACGCAGCCGTTTCACGCACGTTACCGTTAGTAATTGCTTTAGCTTCATTGGCAGTGCCAATAGCGTTAGATACCTTCTCTTGCATTGATACGAGCTGGTTAGATGTAACAACCATAGAGTCTTTAACTACGTTTACTGATGCTTGTTGTGCAGACAATTGAACCTTTAGGGCATTGACTTCTGCTTTTAACTCAGCGTCGTCGTAGGGCTTAGCAGCTTCAATCGCTTCAGTCGCCGCTATAACTCGGTTGTAGGTCGTTATGCCTACGTAGATTGTTCCACCGATCGGCGCTAATACTCCAAAAAGAACTACTAATAGCGTTTTCGCTGAGTAGTTCGAGTAAGAATCCTTGATTTCCTCTAAGCTCATATGGTAACTCCTGCTGGTATGCCAATGCGTCGTTCAACTGGATCGATTGATTCTGCATCGGCTTGTTTAAAATTTCTAAGCTCATCACTATCCCGAACCCCGGAACAAGTGTTTTTCCCTTCGGAACTTGTGGCGTTGACGTAGTCGGCGTAGTCCCGCTCGATGTAGTCGGCGGCGGAGCGGATGTATCTTGGGTCGTAGTCGTTGCAGTGGGCGCAGGGGAAGCTGGTGTGTCCGACTGTACTTCTTGTAATGGGGGTGGCTCCGGTGCAGGTGCAGGTTGCATTACTTCCTGGGTCGCAGGCGCACTTATTGGACTGACTGGATTCAACGGACTGCTCATGTTCGTTACGTTGGTGGGGCTCTTGACGCATGAGTTCATTGTTTCCACCCAAGGCGATATCACAGGCGGACTGTATGGCGTAGGGCAAGCCGTTGTCTGTTGTTCTGTTATCGTCCCTACAAACCCGTCCTGACATGCTACTGGCCTTTCTTGAACGCTTGGATTACAGCTTGGGGGATTTGGCGTACAGTTGTTAGAAGTTGTGACCCAATCTGTCCACTGGTTGTTACTACAAGTTTTAGTCCTTGTTTGATTAATTGCACCTGAGTAATTAGGTTCACAAACAAGGCTTTGATTTTCGACAATGTCAACACAAGGGGGCTGAACAGGCTGACCACATTCTGGTATGCCCGGGTAATATTGACACGCAAGTTGTTGACAAGCTTGCATAGTAGTGCCTTGAGCGACGCCAAGGCTTGAGTAAACAGGGCCGTAATCCGCCCACTGAGTTGCGTAACAATATGCATAAACATAACTACTCCTTAGAAGAATCAGGCAGAGGAGTGATAAGCACGAAGTCTTTACCATAAATTTCCTCAAACCATTTTGGGTGTAAATCATACCACGCCTTCCTTGCTGCATCACCAATAGCACCGCCTATAGGACAGGGCGAACCCGACATTTCCATCGCAACCCAGTTTTCATGCGTAGCTGCACAAGCAAGAGATACTGCCGCAACTTTCAAGCCGCTGTCACTTAAGAACTTAGCCCAGCGTAAGCGGACGCAGTTGTTGTCGGTAATCATCGTGCCACCAGCTACAGAAAATACGCCCCCGTTAACAGCACCACTGACACCAATGCCGCAAACATCTTGACTGAAAGCCGACATTGAAGGAGCCATAGCAGAGGGGACAGGTTGACCTTTATAATTAATTGTTGTTTCGTCCGCATACGATACTCCTACGGCTAAAAACCCACCAAGTAAAAGACCTATTAATAAATATGTAAGCGTTTTCATTCATCGTCCCTAGGGTATCCTGGAAATTCATCCCAGCTTTCGGTTTCTTCGTTCCACAAGTACGGGTACGTATTATCAGGTGGAGCAAACGGCGGAACATAGGATATTGCCTCTTCGTTCCATACCCAGCCTTTTGTGATTGTGCCGTTAAAAGCGTTTTCACGCTGTATTGCACGTGCGGCTGCAATCTCTTCTTCTGTAAGTTGTATCTCTTCTATGTTATCTTCCATTACCATCCCCAAGCTACAAATGAATACCTAGTTCCCTTAGTAACCGTTGTTACTGAATGTGGATACATAAAGTTTGAGGGGAATATAACAATGTCCCCCGCACTAAG